GCGTGCTTTACCGATGAAGTTATTTCCATCACGTCTTAGTTCAGTGATGATATGTGAGACACGATCTAGGTTGATTGAAGGTCCGTTTGGGTGACCAAGTTCACCGAATGCACGACCCTTTTCAACTAGTGCCTGTGTATAACGAACAACTTCCTTTTCAAGAATGTTTGTTGAATAGCATCTTTTGTTACGATTAACAATATCACCCTGCATAAAGACGCCTTCAATGTAAAGGTTCTTTTTACCTGATTCTGTCTTTTCAGTGATATACTTGATGTCTTCTACTACTTCGCAGATGAGTTTCATTTGCTTATTCCTTAGTAAATACTAGATGTCGGAACTTTTGTTAATTCTATAACAAGTGTTCCTGTTTGTGATACGTTTAAGTTGGCGACTAATGTGCCCGCAACATCTTTATTCAATGGAACACCGCTACCTGCGAAATCCATATATCCTGTTGAATCTAAATGTAGAACAGTATTCGCTCCACGCTTTATTTCCCAATATGCGCTATTACCTGTGCCATACCAAAGTTGTGAAATGTATGCACCAGTGATAACTTCATCGCCTGTGCAAATATCACTTGTTGTTGAGTTGCCTGAAATGTTGATAGTAGCATTTGCAGTCAAATGAATAACAGCAGATAAACCTTTCTTATTGATTATGACTGCCATTTAATTAACCTCTTGATACAGGTGAGTTCAACATTTCCTGCGACTCATTCTTGTTCGCCATCTCGTGCTCCATATCTTCTAATTGACGAGACAAATTCTTCATATCATAAGCATGCCATGACATTGCACCATTGTTCTTTGAGCAAAGTTTCTTGTGCTTTTCTAGGTGCTTCATCATGTTGCCCAATGACTTCATTGACTTTGCATGATGAGTATCATATTGTGACTGTGCAACTGACTCGTTTAAATAGTCAACTTCCTCCATTGCCATACCACGAATTTTTGCAAAGTATACCTTCTCACCCTTCTCAGTTCCATACTGCTTCTTCATTGAAGCCTTCATGCCTGAAGGATCAAACTTTGCCTTAAGTTTCTTTTCCTTTGCCTTATTGGCAGCGGTCATTGTTGCTTCGTAGACCTTCTCATCTTCGCCAGGATTGTATCCGTGGCCTTCCTTTGAGCGATCAACTGTCTTGATATTTGTTGCCTGAAAAACATCATCGCCGTTTCCGTTACGATCTTTTGTCTTTACAGTGATATGCTTGTCCTTGAAGCGCTTTTCGTCTGGTGACTTAGGCTCGTAGACCTCTAAAATTTCTTTAAGCGTTTTCGCCATTGTCGTTTTCCTCTGAATCTAAATTATCGTCTTCAAGGTTATCGTCTAAATCTGTATCATCTAAATTTTCTAAATCGTTTAGGAGATCTTCAAGCTCTTCGTCCGAGATGTCAAGATCTAAATCTTCATCATCTTCAACGTCATCTTCATCCTCTAATTCGTCGTCTTCAAAATCATCCTCTGATGGTTCTTCTGCAGATGCTTCTAATTCATCTTGTTGTGCGCCGAACATACTTTTTGCTACTTCAATCTTCTTGTCTGCGATTTCAGCTTGAACTTTTGAAATCATTAAACTGTCAATAGCACTCTTAATTTCTAAAGGATTTTGCTGCGAAGCAAAATTTATAATATCGCTAATGTTATATTTATTTTCATCACTCATGTCATTCTCCTTTATTGACTAAACCCTGTTTGAGGACGAGGTGGTGGCGGTTCCTGTTGCTGTTGGGAACCACCTGGCGTCATACCCGTCTCATCAGGCATAGGTGTTTGATACTGGGGATTGTTTTCTTCTTGTTGAATTTGAGAATCAATCTCTTGAATATTTTCATCTGTTTGCTTAAGAATATTCTTGCGAATCCATTCATGTGAATAATACTTACCTGCATAAGGTGCAACATTATTCAAACTGTTGATACGGTCGTTAAGCATTTCAGTTTCTTTTAGTTCAGCGAAGAATGTGTCTCTTGCAAACTTAAACTTTATCTTTTTTGAAAACTGATCCCAATCTTCAGGAGTCATAACTCGTTTTAGAATCAATTGCTTTTCAAGCGCAAACAAAAATAACTGTGAAAACTTTTGACGAAGGCGATCAATGAAACGTTGGAACTTAACTTCCTCACGTGTGATCTCTGCAGCACGACCTAATGAATAAGTTGTTTCTGGTTCCAAACGTGAGTATGGAACGTTCAATGACTTGAACAATTTACGTTGGAAATATTTTACGTCTTCCATTTCGCCTAGGTTTTGTCCGCCAGGAAGTGTTGTGATTTCTGTACCACGACCACCTTCACGACGAGGCAACCAATAATTTTCCAACATAGTCATAAACTTACGGTCATCCTTGACCTCACCAGTGTTTGCATCATATACAAGTTTGTTCTTGTAGCGTACCATCATATCACGTAGATATTGTTCCGCCTTTATCTTTGGCAAGTTACCAACATCAACGTAGAACACTAAGCGTTCTGGTGCACGTGATAGACGATAGATAATTGATGCATCTTCTAATGCACGTAATTGATTTAAAGGCTTGATTGCCTTGTGTAGATATGATAGTATCATTGTACCATCACGATCTGTTAAACCACTCGTTACATAAATGATAGAATCTTTTGCGATACGCAGTCCTGAGGTACTACCTACTGCTGCTTGAGCACCCGCACGTGCTTGGAACCCTCTATCATTGTAAATAAAATACTCAGCATTTGTTTGCTGAACAACTGTAGCGTTAGGGTCCGACTTGTTTCTTTTCTTTATGACTTCACGCACTTTACGAATTTTGCGTGGGTCGATGTATCTTAGTTCCTTGATGCCTTGATCAAGTTTTTGTTCGTCAATGATAATGTGGTAATATAATCTACCATCAATATACCATCTCTTGAAAATTTCATACGAGTAAAAGTTAAAATCAAGAATGTCTAATACGTTGTCAAATTCTGATAAGATTGCTTTCTTTACATTGTTTGCAACCTTTAAATCGTCTAAAACAATTTCAACTGTCTTTTGATTTTCTTCATTCACAATAGCGTCGTTTGTAATATCATCAATTGCAGAGTCAATTTCTGGCTGTTGAGCCATCTCACGATACTTCGAAACCAATTCTGCTTCGGTGCGTACAGTTCCATCTAGATCGACATATGTTCCATACTGACCACCAGCAGCAACAACTACGGCACCGTCATCCTTGTACTCGGGAGTAAAGGATGCAAGTGGTTTTGTGTCTTCCTTACGTTTGATTTCGAATCCGAATAATGCGACCATTTATTTTCCTTCAATGTTAAAGGGGCTACCTTGTAGATAGCCCCTTATATAAACACAATATAGTAGTTCATAGCAGAGGCAAAAGCAATCAAATATTAGGGAAGCTGTCTTACAGGGGCTGCCTGCTGTGTACCGCCGCCTACATCAATGCTGTCAGACTCAGTTGTAAGTCCATTAACTGGTTCCCACCAATCGTATGAGAATGTAACATCAAATGTTTCAATTGTATTTGTGTTATCCCAATCTAGTGCGATTGCATCAATTGTTGTTGGGAATATACCGTTAAAAGTATATTCTCTAATGATTGAACCGGGACCAGATGCGTTACCTGCAGTACGACCAAACTGCTGAACAGTTGCAGTTGTCTTATAAGCGTTAGGACCTGTTGATCCTACATTGCCAATAAGGCTATTGATCTTATTTGACCAATTTTCAAACAAGGATCTCAACTGGAAATCCTCATCGTTCATTACTGTCACTGTCCAATCTGCGAATGTACGGTCACCTGCCAACTTGATCTTGCGTCCAAAATATGGAACTTCTACAGGATCAACTGTCATTGCAGGAATCTGTGCAGCTCTAACTAAGAATGGAATTCTCTGAGCGCCAGATGGCTGACCTACACCTGCAGGAGGTGTAATCGTAACTTGGAATAGTGAGGGGCGAGCGCCCCCCAACTTAAGTCCATTTGCTCTAAAATCGTTAACGTTAAATGCCATTTTTATCTCCTATTCCTTTTATTTATTTATCAGAATTGTCCGACGACTTCGGAGAATGACACACCAGTTCTAACAGCAACGAAGTTCAACTGAATGAAGTTGATTGAACGTGCTGGCTTGATGTAGATGTCACCAACAAATTCGTTGCGATCAATGATTTCAGGTGTGTTGTTTGACTCGTCACA